TCCCCTCCCCCTCGTCTTCGCACCTCTGGCATAGCGATAAATATCCCCCCGTCTGCCTGTTTTCACGTTTGGAGGTCTGATGTCGCTCTCTGAGGAGGCCCCGAAGGGGCGTTTGGCTGGCCTTGTGGCGCTCCGTGAGCGTCTGGCGCTGGAACTCGATACAGCGACGCAGCCCGCGGCGGTTGCGGCTCTGTCGCGGCAGTTCTCGGATGTGCTTTTACAGATCGATGAGCTTGAAGCGCCGATGGTGGAGAAGCCGTTGACTGCGCTCGATGAGTTGAACAAACGGCGTGAGGCTAGGGCTAAGAAAACTGGATAGGTGATGTCGTGGCTGCACTGCTGGGGGTTCAGGAACCTCGTGTGGCTAAGCACCCTAATTCTCGGTGGTCTGATGCTGATGATTGCGCTTTCCTGGCTACGGCTTACGGTTTGACGCCGGATCCGTGGCAGATGAACGTGCTGAATGCGTGGATGAAGCGTGACAGGGCGGGTAAGTGGCTTGCTGGTCGTTGGGGTATCACGGTGCCTCGGCAGAACGGTAAGAACGGCATCTTGGAGATGGTCGAGTTGTTCTTCATGGCCCAACTCGGGTTGAAGATCCTCCACACCGCCCATGAGGTGAAGACGGCGCGTAAGGCGTTTCTGCGTATCGCTTCGTTCTTCGAGAATGAGCGGAAGTACCCGGAACTCGCCGCCCTCGTCAAAGACATTCGGAAGACGAACGGCCAGGAAGCCATCGTTCTGCATAATGGCGGCTCGGTTGAGTTCATTGCACGCTCTAAAGGGTCGGGTCGTGGGTTCACGGTCGATGTCCTGGTGTGTGATGAGGCGCAGGAGTACGGCGAGGACGCCCAGGCCGCGCTGCTCCCAACTATCTCTTCTGCCCCGTCTGGTGATCCGTTGCAGATCCTCTTGGGGACTCCGCCGGCACCGAATATGGACGGTGACGTGTTCACGCGTATGCGTTCTGCTGGTGTTGCTGGCAAGGATAAGCGTTTGTCGTGGGTTGAGTGGTCGGTTAGTGGTGACGTTGATGTTGCTGACCGGTCGTTGTGGGCTGCGACTAACCCGAGCCTTGGGATTCGCCTGAATATCACGACGATTGAGGATGAGTTCGGCGCGATGTCGGAGGAAACCTTCGCTCGTGAGCGTCTGGGTATGTGGGCGTCGGATGAGCAGCTTGCTGTGATCCCTGGCGGCTTGTGGGCTGAGCGTGCGGTGATGGATGTCCCTGATGTGCCGGTTTCGGCGTACGGGATCGACATGAATCCGGAGCGGACGATGGCATCGGTTGCTGTGGGGCTCCGGTCTGATACGGGCGTGCATGTGGAGCTTGCCGATATGGGTGATGTGTCGGCTAACACTGACGCGCTTGTTGAGTGGTTGGTGAAGCGTGCGGGTAAGCGGATACCTGTGGTGATGGACGCTTATAGCCCTGCGAGGTCTTTGGAGCCTGTTCTGAAGCGCCGCGGCGTGAAGGTCTTCGCCTTATCAGGGAACGAACTTATGCAGGCGTGTGGCGGTTTCTATGACGCGGCCACTAAAGATAAGTCGATCACCCATTACGACCAGCACCAGTTGAATGCGTCTCTTGCTGGCGCGAAGAAAGCGACCCTTGGTGATGCCGGGGGTTGGAAGTGGTCCCGTAAGACGCTCGAAATTGATTTGACTCCTCTCCTAGCTGCGACGTGCGCCCATTTTGGTGTTGTGAAGTTCGCTAAGCCTCCGCGTGATCCTGCTAAGGCGGGTCGTGTTCTTGTTATGTAGAAAGTGGGTTGTCCGTGATTGACACTCTTGTTGTTCCGGGCCTCTCCGAAGCTGACAATGCGATTTTGAATGAGTGCCTTGGGCAGTTGCGTGCTGTTGAGGGTATTAATCAGACGCGGCGCAGGTATTTCGAGTGCAAGCAGCTTGTTCGGCATCTTGGTATTTCGATTCCGCCGCAGTTGCAGTCGTTTGAGACTGTGATTGGTTGGCCTTATAAGGCGGTCAAGTCGCTTGCGGCTCGTATCAAGCTTGGCGGGTTCGCGGTTCCTGGTGGTGATGGTTCCGAGTTTGGTATTGACCGGATTTGGGCCGAGAACCGTTTGGGGATTGAGGCGCATCACGCGCACATGTCTGCGCTGACTTATGGTGTGTCGTTTGTTGCTGTGATGGCTGGTGGTCCGGGTGAGCCGGCTGCTGTTGTGCGAACACTCTCCCCGACTTCGACGACTGCCCTTTGGGATTCTAATCGGCGGCGTGCTTCGGCTGCTGTGTCTGTGATTCAGGCTGAGGCTGGTTATCCTACCGAGTTCATCCTTTACCTTGAGGACAAGGTTGTGACGGGCCGGTTTGATCGGGGCCGTTGGGTTGTTGAGGACGCCCCGCATAGCCTGGGTCGCTGCCCTGTCGTCGTGCTGGCTTATGATTCCTCGCCGGAGTACCCGTTTGGGCGTTCACGGATCAGCCAGGGCGTTATGCGGATCACTGATGAGGCGATCCGCACGTCGCTGCGCATGGAGGTCAGTGCCGAGTTCTATTCGGCGCCGCAGCGTTACCTTTTGGGCGCTGACGAGGGCGCGTTCGTTGGCCCGAATGGTGAGGCCCGTTCTGGGTGGGATTCCATTCAGGGCCGGTTGCTTGCGATTGGTAAGGATGAGGACGGCGACGTTCCCACAGTCGGCCAGTTCGCGCAGGTGTCGATGTCTCCTCACACGGAGATGCTGCGGACTATCGCAGCGAAGTTCGCCGGTGAGACATCGATCCCGGTGAACGCGCTCGGGATCATTCACGATAACCCGGCGTCTGATGCTGCGATGCACACCGCTTACCTAGATCTGAACTCGGATGCTGAGTCTGCGCATGAGCCGTTCGGTTCGGCGTGGGTTGATGCGATGCGTATGGCTGTGGAGATCGTCGAGGGCTCCACGGAGGGCCTTGAACTGTTGTCGACGAAGTGGCGGAACCCTGCCACACCGACGCTCGCGTCCCAGGCTGACGCTACGCAGAAACTTGTGGCTGCTGGGGTTTTGCCGGCTGATGCTGACGTGACGCTCGAGCTTATGGGCTTCGATCAGGTCACGATTGACCGGATTGTGGCGCACCGTAGGCGGGCCAGTGCCGGTAACCGGATGGACTCGCTGATGGCTGCCGTGACGACACCGACGGAGGTTGTTGATGTCGCTGCAACTGCTGACGAGGTTCGAGCGGGCGAATGACGGTATCGCGGGGCTGGTTGAGCGTGACTTGTTGGCGTTCATTGCTGCTCTGAACTTTGAGCGGCCCGGTGCTGTGCGTGATGCGTTGTTTGATTTCGTTCCGGCGCTGGTTGCTGAGTATGGGGATGTTGCGGCGACTGTTGCGGCTGACTGGTACGACGAGTTGCGTGAGGTGGAGGGTGTGGGCGGTTCGTTCCGCGCCCCGCTCGCGCCCCTCGTGCCGGATGAGCAGGTCAAGGGCCGTCTTGGGTTTGCGACACGCCCTGATGGGCCGTTGTGGGCTGGTCAGGCGGACGTGTTCACGGCGTTCGTTGGGATGATGTCGAACGAGTACGCGTTGCAGCCGGGCCGTGACACTGTCATGCAGGCCGCGCACTCCGACAACGCCGCTTACGCCCGTGTTCCCGAGCGTGGTGCTTGCAAGTTCTGCCTGATGCTCGCCTCGCGTGGCTTCGTGTACTCGAAGGACACCGTTGGGGACGCCAAGAAGTTCCACGGTAAGTGCCGGTGCAACACCCTGCCTGTGTGGGATGAAACCCGCGCCCGCGTCGAGTACGGGTACGACCCTGACGCGCTCTATGACCAGTACCGGGCGTTGAGAGACGCCAAATAATCTTCCGCAGTTCTCCTGCGAAGCGGTTACGCACACCGTAAGTGCGGTCAATGTAATCAGCCGACAGGCTCTAAACGGATGGAATCACCTATGTCTGATGACATTACCGCTGACGCGGGAGAACACACCGAACAGGCTACTGATGAGGCGTTCGCTGCCCCTGCATCGCAGGAGGAGTTGGACCGCATCATTCAGTCGCGTCTTGATCGGGAGCGCAAGAAGTTTGGCGATTACGACGAGTTGAAGAAGGCCGCTGACCGGCTGAAAGCACTCGAAGAAGCCAACAAGACCGAGGCTGAGAAGACCTCCGAACGCCTGGCTGCCGCTGAGAAGCGTGCCGCTGAGCTTGAGGTAAAGGCTCTCCGCTCTGAGGTTGCCGCCGCTAAGGGTGTCCCTGTTGCGCTGCTGACGGGCAGCACGCAGGAGGAACTTGAGGCCGCGGCTGATGCGCTTATTGCTTTCCGGGGCGAGCAGAAACCTGCCGGCCCGTCTTCGTCTTCGCTCAACCGGGTGAACTCGAACACTGTGAAGGGATCCACAGGCGACCAGTTCGCGGATTTCTTCGCTAACCACCTTTCTTCCTGAATGGAGTGAGCCAATATGGCTGGCATCGATCTGAACCGGACAAGCGCCGGTGTTTCCGCCCTTCTGCCCAAGGACATCTCATCTGAGATCTGGGCTAACGCTGTCAATGACTCTGTCATCATGCGCGCAGCACGCCAGATTGCCCTTCCGGGTTCTGGCATCACCATCCCGATGATCACCGGCGACGCTACGGCTGACTGGGTGAACGAGACGGACGAGAAGCCCGTCTCCGATTCGACCGTCTCCTCGAAGTCGATCACCCCGTACAAGCTGGCCGTTATCGAGGTGTTCTCTGACGAGTTCCGCCGCGACCTGCCCGCCCTGTACGCCGAGCTGGCCCGTCGTCTTCCGTCCGCTCTGGGACGCAAGTTCGACAGCACCATCCTGCACGGCACCGCGCCGGGCTCGAACTTCGATGTCCTCACGGGCTCGACTGCTGTCGCTATCGACGGTACCGACACCCTGGGTGACCTCGTTACCGCTCTGACGACCATCGGTTCCGCCGGTGGCGACCTGAGCCACTGGCTGGTTTCCCCGCAGGTCGAGGGTACCCTGATGACCGCTAAGGACGGCGCCGGTAACTACGCGTTCCTCCGCGATGTCCGCAACGAAACCGGTTCCATCGGTTCCGTGTTCGGTCGCGACGTTCTGCGGTCCTCCTCCGTTTACAACAACCCGGCCACTGGTGCTGATGTCGTTGGTTTCGCTGGCGACTTCGCACGCTCCGCTGTGTGGGGTTCCGTCGAGGGAATCTCGGTTGACATCAGCAACCAGGCCACCGTGAACAAGGGCGGCACTCAACTGAACCTGTGGCAGCGCAACATGTTCGCGATCCGCTGTGAAGTTGAGGTTGGCTTCGCTGTCCGCAACGGCGCTCACTTCGTCAAGCTGACCGGCGCTACCACCGCGTAATGCTCCTTGTAAACCCTCACACGGGGAAGCTGGTTGATGTCTCTGATGAGTTCGTTGATCAGCTTTCCCGTGCTGGTTTCAAGAAGCAGGAACCGGAAGCCGTGGAGCCTGAGAAGGTTTCTGCGCCGCGGGCTAGGCGTTCGCGTACGAGTTCTAAGTAGATTGGAGGCGCGTCATGGCTTGGACTACCGCTAGTGAGGTTTCGGCGGCGTGGATTGGCGGTGACGCGCCATCTGATTCTGTCTTGATTGATGTGTGGATCGGTAAGGCTGAGCGGCTGCTGCGGGCTAAGGTTCCGACGCTTGAGACTCGTCTTGACGAGGATCCGTTGCTTGAGCCTGATCTGTTGGGGAATGTCAAGGACGTTGTCACGGCGATGGTTCAGCGTGTTTTCCGTAATCCGGAGGGCATTAGGCAGCGCCAGGAAACGACGGGCCCGTTTACGGGGTCTGTGACGTATGGCGGGGATCAGCCTGGGTCGTTGTGGGTTTCGGATGCTGAGTTGGCGATGATCTCGCCGGCTGGTACGGGCCGTGGCGCGTTCACGGTTGACACGATCCCGGTTACGTCCCCGTTCAGTCCGTATTATGTGCCGCCGATTGGTGGTTGGTGATGCTGGTTGCGTTTGGGTCTTATCTTCCGTGGCGTAGGCATCCGTATGGTATCGAGGTTGGCCTTCTGAGGCATTCGCCGGGTGCTGTTGTGGATGGGTATGAGGAACCGGACACATGGCTCGCACCTATCCCTGTTCCTGGTTGTGCGCTTGCTCCGGGTGATGTGGTTGAGGACTTTGAGGCGAACCGTGAGGGCGTCGGGGTGGAGTTCACGCTTTACATGCCGCCCGGTACGACCGTCAGTGCTCGTGACCGTATCTCGTTGCCGGGCCATGCGGATCCTTTTGAGGTTCGCGGGCCGGGTAGGGACTGGGGACGCAACCCGTTCACAGGCCGCGCGTCTGGCGTGGTTGTTCAACTGGGGAGGTTCGATGGCTGACGGATTGAAACTGAACCGTAAGGCTGTCCGTGACCTGTTGAAGGATCCCGAGCTTTTGCGGCATCTGCATTCTGATGCTGAGCGGATTGCTGCGCGTGCGGGCGACGGGTTCAAGGCGTCTTCGATGATTGGCCGGAATCGTGCGCGTGCTTCGGTGATCACTGACACTGTCGAGGCGATGCGTTCCGAGGCTAAGTACGGGACTCTTTCTAAGGCGGCTGGTGGTGGCTGAGTATCTTACTTTCCCTAACCCTGCTGTCTGGCTGATCCGTTACCTTGATGCTGCGTTGGATGTCCCGGCGGTTGGTGAGGTGCCGTCTACGCGCCCTGCTTCGTTTGTGGTGGTTGAGAACGCCGGCGGTTCGCTCGTGACCAAAGTGACTGATGGCGGGCAACTGCTTGTTGGTTCTTGGGATACGACGAACCAGCGGGCTGAACGGTTGGCCGCGAAGGTCCGGGCCCTAATCAATGCGGCGCCGGGCGTGACCGTCCAGGACGAATACTGCAAGGCCGTGACTGAGACTGGCCGGCCCGTTTACATCCCGGATCCGGACGCCCGCGTACCTCGTTACCGGCAAACCTTTGTACTGCACTTCCGCGGCATCGCCACGGACACGATCTAGGAGGTCCCGTGAGGATCACTTTTGCGAATAACTACACGACTCCTGGCGGGCGCACGTATAACGCCGGGACGACTGCTGAGGTGAACGATGCTGATGCTCGTTCGCTGATTGTCCGGGGTAAAGCTCGCCGGGCTGATGTAACCCATTCGGCTCCTGCCGAGACTGAAACGAATGAAGGGGCCGAATAGACCATGGCTAAGAATTACGACAACATCCGGGCGTACGGCGATCTTGATAGCGAAGTTTTCTTCGCGCCGGTCGGCTCGACTCTTCCGACGACGCTCACGGACCCGATTGCGCCTTTCGCGGCTGTG